CATAGCCGCGCTGTTAGATTTGATTCCAACATCCACTACCAATTGCATGGTGCTCCCTTGGGCTTCCAAGGGGTGGCAGTAATAAGGTTCAATACTGTTTTCTCTGGTGCCACTAACCTGGACTATATTGGGTCCAACCCATGTGACTTCAATCACACGAATGATTCCAAATCTCAACAATCACACCTATCAGCTGTAAGGGAAGGTGGTACACCATTGTTATTAAACGGTTTTGCTGTGCTCACAAGAGCTCAACTCCTTATAATAACGACAACAATGTCGAAGATTGTATTGTTTGAAACGAAATCATCATGTGAAAATTCGTCTAAAGTTACGAAAGATATGCTCACAAGGCATTTTGGTAGGCTATAGCCACTAATTTTACCATCGCATCTCTTGTCCTATTTGGCAGGTTTGGTCCTGAATTTCGGTAGGTTGTCTCCTAGATTAAAACGGTCCACGGGATCAATCGCTTCTCAAGTACCAGCCATTCCCTATAAGGACATGTTCTGATACTTGTCTTACCGTTAGCTTGTAGCACAAACTAAGCAATTACTGCATTATCGAATTCTGTAACAATGATATCCACAGATGACCCTAACGGGAAAGCACCAGCACCACTAAGGGTTACTGATACCAATCCTGGATTGGTCAACGAACACAAAGCCACCAATGACACAGCCAGAGAGGTGACAGTACTGCCACCGCCTGGGGTGAAATTAAATGGTGTGGAATCATTTTGCATATACGGCAAGGCGCTCAAACCAGCAAAAGCAAGAGCAGGATATGCTATTGGGATTGCTGCACCAGTTGCGTTCCACTCAAAAGAAATAAAATACTTTTGAGATGGAGCCGCAATCCAACTAAGTACAGTTGGAGTGGTGGTAGCGCCAAGACCTCCGCTATTTACTGTTTGAATCAACCCTAAAGGATTGGCAGCAGTAACGGTGGTTCGATAAACATGTTGAGAACTAGTATCACCACCAACATCAGGTGGAAGTTGGGGTTTAAAGAACTCAACGCAATAAGTTACCCACAACTCTCCCAAATCCTGAACAGGATTAGCTTGAGTTGCGAATTGGAAATTGCCGAGGTCGTATAGACGCAAATCCTGGCCTGCTGGAACAGCACCAGTGCGAATAAACTTCTCCGGAAGGATTGTCTGCCCTAAAGCGCATTCAATACCATGCATTAAGTTGATCGTTGGTTTAACCGATACAGCATATTCTGCATTTTCCATTTGTTGCTTTGTAGTGTACACTGCAACATCAGCATTGTAATTGGTGGACATAATAACAACACCTGGTGCTCCTGAAGTAACAAAGTCTGTGATAAGTGAGCGAAACTCAAATACCACACCATGAAACTTATATTCTTGATAGTTTGCCGCCACTGACGACAACCATGGGAATGTTTGAGCCAATCCAGGGTTGAGTGGGTAAGCTGTGTTATTAAACCCAGCAGTGCCCAAAATGTCTCCAAGATACTCACGGTGACATACAACATTTCTTTGACGTGTTGTACTAAACTGTGGTACCTGAGAACCATTGGAAATAACATTATAATTTGGTGAGTTGCCCATCTGTTGATAGTCTCCTGAACCAAATATGGAACCAATGCCAGTTCCAAGCCACTTACCAATTCCAGTACCAATGCTAGCATTGCCAAACATACCACCAATTGATTTTCCGATAATTGAACCGGTAGTACCAAAGGGTGTTGCTTTAGCTTTTGCTTTCTTGGGACGTTGCATTGCAAGCTTATTTAACCGGACTTCTAGGGCTTTAACCTTCGCTGCCGGTGACGCGGATTGTTTTGTTTTTCTTGTCATTGTATTGGATGCCTCATGACGAGAGCGACTGTACATCGATGAACTACTCTTTGTATTGAGAACCGCCGTGCAGTCTGTTGGCATTCTGTATAGCACTAAAGTAATAGTTTTGGGGAATCACATTCATCGACCCAATGCTTTCCAAGCAGGTAGTTTGAGTCCTTCGGGACATTGAATTACATCGGCAACAACACATGGGATTGGTGTTCAACTATAGTTGAAACCAATAGTGTTGTTGAATAAAAGTTTTCTATGGCAATCTGCTCTTCTGGTGTGATTCCAAAAGCTAGCCAAAACGAAAACCTGGTGAGACTACCAATATGACTGATAGTTTCACGCTTCATACCAATTGTCAAATCTCTGTATGTTCCAATAGTTGGATCAACAAGAGATTTAGCACCTTCACTGCCTCGTACAAGCATTGAATAAAAGTGCTGGAGTACTGGAATTCCTCCTGTTAATGATAATCCGCATTTACCGATAGATGCCATCCACATCTTAGCAACCTTATGGTTGTCAAGAGGCTTCAGTGCCACACTATCTTTTGTAATGCTGGTTCGGGGATCACGTACCATTATGTAGCTTTCGCCATCAAAAATGGGCTGGGATTGGCAGAAGGAAATATGTTCTATTTCAAACACAGTATCCTCCACCTCCATAGTGAAACCCATACGGGTGAACCAATCGACAAGGCCTGACCGAAACTTACTTTCAGTCTCCTTCTCCATGAATATGACACAATCATCACCATCATTTACTAATTTTATGCGTACGCCGACTTCATCAGCATAGGCATAAACAAGAGAACATGATAGTAGACAGTTTCCTAGCGCCGTATTGACATCACCGGACATTCTTCCTCCGGTGGTGGTATACTTTGCAGTACCGTCTAACAGGTTTACGAAACATTTATTGCGCTCTTGATATTTCAAAAGCCTTGAAAATTCCTTACTTCCTGGATAAAACAGTTTATAAACAGCATGTTCCCACTTGAGAGCCTCAAGTGAGACATGTTGATCAAAACGCTTTGCATCAATTCCAATTGCTACGGGATTTGTGAAATCATTCCAGTGATCAAAAATAACTTGACCACGCTGAGACTGATTTAATCCTTTCATAATTGTTGGGGAATCGAAAAGATTGTCATTGACAATGGTGTAAATTTTCTTCTCAATAGGCTTTACAAACCTACCTAATGACACCGTGAACCTAGGACTACGTGGAGAAATAATTCTAGGTACCACTTTCTTGCCGGGCTTGAAGTTATACTTCTCGTACTTCATGAATGCTTTAATATGCGCATCCTTGTTTTCAAGAGGTTTCCTTTCCAAGCTATCAACTGCTCTAAGATACATTCCTAATTTCGGAGCCTGGTACGACCGAGCAAACTGCTCAGCCCTCAACGGGTTGCAAAATTCTGAATGTTTCTTAAAGATTTTGAAAACTTTATGTAAGACATCAACATAAAGACCAGCTACAGGCCGTGGTGGTGGAAGAAACATACCGTCTTTTTCTACAAAAAAGACTCGTTCCTTAATTGCACACTCAGCGGCATCAATAGAGGTATTGAAAGTTGCATAATTAATTTCAGGTGAGATACCTGCAATCAAAAAGGATTTACGCAACTTACATCGGATTCCCAAAAATTTTGTTACCTGCAAATCAGGGTGGTTTGGGGCTATGCTTAAAGCACAGTCCACCCCAGGTAACATTTTCGGGCCTCCTCAACTACGGTCATACCCCTGATGGGGTATGACCTTAGGCATCCACGTGAATAAATTCTTAAACCAACCTGTGGTATGTGGACGTCTATACTCATCCTGACGGTTGAGATAGGCTTGCGTGGATTCAAAAACATTTACCATAAGATCTACTGAGTCAGGCGTAAAGGCCAATGAGACGGAGATGTCCAATGTGGCCCTTATATGCTGGGGTCTTAATCCTTGTTGCTCCATCAATCCAAAAATATATTTGCGCACAACCAAGCGGTTGGCCTCAGATCTCTGGGTGATGGGGAATTTGTTCCTTGCCATTTGAGCACAAGTCACCGCCATATTATCACGGCGTATTCTTGTGTACTCTATATACTCATTCACAGGGGGTAATTTCCCTTTCCTTTCCAAGGAAGATGAAGTTGTCGATCGAGATTTCTTCTTTCCTTTCTTGGGTTTGCCCTTCTTCGATTTACTCGAAGATGCAACACTGGAAGTGGAGGGTTCATCCAAAGAATCATTACCTTCCACCTTCTCATTCCCATTATCCCGGGGAATGAAAACGGGTGATTCCTTAATAGGGGCTTGACACTCGGGAACACAGTCCTGATCAAGTAATCCTATCAATTCCTCTCCAAACCTCTCTTCATCAGTATTTAACTGCTTTCCACGAAATTTATATCTTACCCAGCCAGTAAAGCCTGAATAATCAATAAATCTCGGATTTCCATGAAGAGTGGTAGTCGTCATCTCTGATTTTGACCCAACAATTCCACACATAGCATTAACAGCTTGTCTATATGTTATAGTTGGATCATAATCTATGAACGCTCGGTTTGACCTCCTTTCGTCAGGGTAGATGTTCACACTTGCCTTAGCACGTGAGGACTTCATG